CCCCACCCCCCTCTGTGTAAGGCTCGCAAAACTCGCGCTTGAGCTCGACAAAGCTCGCGCGGGGGTCTCCCCGCTCGCTCCGCTTCGCTCCGCTCGGGCGAGACGTCGGCGCGCTAACCGCGCGCGGTGCGCGCTAACCGCGCGCGTCGGTTTAGCAGGAGGATGAGTTGTAAAAAGCGCGAGAGTTGTAAAAAGCGCGAGAGGCGAACAACACGACGCACTTCGTGCGTCGTGTTGTTCGCAATGTGTTTGGCTGATCCTTCGGGATTAATTTACATGTCCTCATATTGGATGTTCGCAGTATGACTTAAAGAAGCCGCATCTGAACCGACTCCTGCTGCAGTATCATCGTAGTTTATCACTTCGAAAACGATAAACACTTTACGCGTATACCAGCTACCGGTGATAGCGTCTTGATATTTGATCACCTTAGGATGATACTTCAACACGTTAACCGAGAACTGATGGTTCAGCTTGAAATCATTATTTCCCGCGGTTCCTGGCTGTTGAGAAACACTAAGCTTAAACACTCTTGTTTTGTGAACTGTAAAACGATCTCTGTTCACATCCATTTGCAAGTCCTGGAAGTTTCCAAGACAGCCAGATGTCGAGTTTCCGTTTTCGAAAAAGGTCCCGCCAGGTTGAAAGGCTGTGTTGTCCATAGCCGTTTCAATGTCAGAAGCGGTTACGTTTGTCGGATTTAACTTATCCGACAGAACCCACATTTTCACAAACACAGGAGTGGTACTCGTTGAATTCGGCCATAACATGAATTTCATCATGTACCTCTTTAGCTTGATCTTGTTTCCGATACGATTACCGGAACCAGTTCCCAACGCCAGATTTCTTAAAACTTCGGAAGTGTCAATGATGTTGCGGGTGTCGAAAAGAGGATAGTTAGGAGGGTAACTTCCTAACTTTCTCGCTAAACTACCACGCAACACCTTATTCTCGGCGGCCTTAGCGATTTCCCGTTTAGCCACAACGGCCATCGCCCTTCTCAGAGCCTTTCGCTTAAAAGTTTTCTTAATGCGATTATTTCGCAAAGACTTTCTACGCTTAATGAATTTTCTCATTAATTTAATTATGAAAATTCCATTACTTCTTCAGGCTCTTCAGTTCCTAACTTCCCTACACCGAAAGGATGGTTCCATTTCACAGGATAGTGAACTATCTTCACTCTCTGTGTGATTGCTAAACGCGTGACTTCATCATCCCAGATTTCGTTGGGGTGATAATTACTGGTGATAATTATCTTCCGGGGTCTAATTTCAAGGTACCCGCCTTTCACCGGAGCCTTGAACTTGTACCTGTCCAACCAACGCTTGATGTCACCCGCCATCGCCTTCTGATACACGTCAAAGTCGTCGATCAGCACGACGTCTTCGCCCATATAATCGTCCCACCATCTTTCTTTTGGATCCTTCACGTAAATACCTGGATAATCATGATGGATCTTCCAGGTTTTACCGCTTCGGGGGACGCCGTAGTGCCACTCATGCTCGAGCTCCCCGTCTAGAATCTCGAGATTTCGATCCTGCTGCATTTCCTTTCGGACTCGATACTCTGCATGGCGGATAAAGTGGGTAGCAGCCATGGGAATACTCTTGTAATCCCCTCGGCGTATACACTCTACCGCTTCTGACATAAGAGCATCCATAGCAGCAGCACCAGCAGCACCACAGTCATCCGCGGGGAGATCTCCCCACTCGAAGAAGTCTCCGTCCTTCTTACAGTAGTCGGAAGCCTGCTTATGAGTTCCCCTCTTTTCCTCGAAGTGAGCTGTGGGGAACCACTGCTTAAGGGAAGCCATTGTCTTAGCCTCCTTAAAGTAGACATACCCCTGAAGATGGCGAGTACCCGACTCCCCAACTTCTCTCCCCACACATATGTATTTGACATTGCCGTGATAGTACGGCAACGCCCACACCTGATGCTCATCTTCATCCGTGTAATTATTGACAGTAAACACATAGGCGCGTGAACGTGACATTTTGTTTATTTCAATTATAATTCACGGATTTCACCCCCAGCCTGCCCAGCTGGGCAAGTTTTAAGTTGTCATTGAAAAATCTACACATTACACAGGGGGTGGGGGGTAATACTAGCCCCCACCCCCCTCTGTGTAAGGCTCGCAAAACTCGCGCTTGAGCTCGACAAAGCTCGCGCGGGGGTCTCCCCGCTCGCTCCGCTTCGCTCCGCTCGGGCGAGACGTCGGCGCGCTAACCGC